AACGTCGTTGACCCGAATGACGCAAGTACATCCGACTAAGCCGCAGTTTGCCTATATCTTTTCGGAGGCCGCTTTTCCGGCATTCGTTAGCGGCTTTGGTGCCGGCAAGACCGAGGCAGCAATACTTCGGTGCATCTTCGGAATGCTGCGGAACCCTGGAACCAACCGAGGGTTTTACGAGCCGACATATGATTTGATTCGCATGATCGCTTGGCCGCGCTTTGAGCAAGCATTAACCGAGTTGGAAATCCCCTACACGCTGCGAAAGCACCCAGATAACAAGATCGATATACCGGGCTATGGCAGCATCTTTTTCCGCTCGATGGATAACGCGCACCGAATCATTGGTTACGAGCATGCCGACGCTGACATTGACGAGCTGGATACGCTAAAGCGCGATGACGCCGCCTATGTATTCCGGCAAATCGTTTCACGCAATCGGCAACGCAAAGAGAACAACGAGCGCAACACCATCGGCGTGACCACGACGCCAGAAGGGTTCAAGTTCGTCTATGAGACCTGGAAGAAAAACCCGAAGGATGGCTACGAGATTATCCAGGCAGCCACCGCCAGCAATCCGCATCTACCCGCTGGATACATCGAAAGCCTGAAAGCAATATATCCCAACAACCTGCTGGACGCTTATCTTGAGGGCAAGTTCGTCAACCTGATGTCTGGCAGCGTATACAACTCATACGATAGAACGCTGCACAACTCCGACGAGCAGATCAGGCCGTCCGAACCGCTATACATTGGATGCGACTTCAACGTGACCAAGCAAGCCGCGACGATTTACGTTCAGCGAGAAGGCGGCAAGGAATGGCACGCGGTCGAGGAACTGACCAATATGTACGATACGCCGGAAATGATTCGGCTTATCCAGTCCAAGTTTGCCGGCCATAAGATATATGTTTACCCGGACGCATCGGGCGGCGCGCGCAAAAGCGTTAACGCTTCCGTTTCGGATATTGCGCTTATGGAGCAAGCAGGGTTTGCGGTTAGGGCGAAAAAATCCAACCCAGCCATTCGTGATCGAGTCATGGCCATGAATGGCGCTTTAGAGTCTGGCCGGGTTAAAATCAATGCTAACGCTTGTCCGAATGTGGCAGAATGTTTAGAGCAGCAGGTGTACCGTAATGGCGAGCCTGACAAAACGAACAACGTAGACCATCAGAACGACGCGACAACTTATCCGATAGCCTACGAGATGCCGATACGCAAACCGACAGCGCCGGTGAACTTCAAATTTGCGATGTAGGGAAAAGATATGCCAGTTGATAATAAGCACCCAGAATATGAAAAATACTTGTCAATGTGGACGAGGACACGGGATGCCGTCAGGGGCGCTATCGAGGTAAAAGATAAAAAGCACATCTACTTGCCTGTCCCAGATAACGACAGCGGCGACGAGCGCAAAGGCACCGAGACAGTTCGCTACCGCCAGTACATCAAACGCGCCGTGTTTACTAATTTCACTGGCCGCACGAAAAACGCCCTGGCTGGCGCTGCGTTCCGCAAAAGCCCACAGGTTGATATTCCGAATGGCCTAGATTACCTAATCAACGACGCGACGGGCGACGGCCTATCGCTGAACCAGCTTGCCAAAGACGAATTGTCCAACCTGCTAGAAACTGGCCGTTGCGGATTCCTTGTGGACTACCCTCAAGCTGGAGACAATCTAACCGCCGAGGAAGTCTCGATGCTTGATCTGCGGGCTGCGATCATTCCTTACACGGCCGAGCAGATCATCAACTGGAAAACCGAAGTCATGCGCGGTCGTAAGATGCTTGCTTCATGCACGTTGGCGGAAAACTACTACAATCCTGCTGACGAGTTCGATCACAGCACCGAGGTGCAGTATCGAGTGCTGCGCTTGCGGCCAGACGGCTACACCCAACAGCTATATCGTGAGGGCGAGCCGTTCACCGAAGAATTCTATCCACGGATGTCAGACGGCAGCACTTGGCCATTTATCCCGTTCCAATTCGTCGGCGCCCAGAACAACGACGCCTCGATGGATGACGCGCCGCTTTCGGACATCGCCGACGTGAACATGGCGCACTATCGAAACAGCGCTGATTACGAGGAATCCTGCTTTCTTGTTGGGCAGCCGAGCCTGTTCATCACGCACAGCCTGAGCCCAGATCAGTTCGCTGAATACAATCCGCAAGGAATTAAGCTAGGCTCCCGAGTGGGCCATGTGCTTGGCGAAACCGGTTCAGCTAACTTGCTGCAAGCAAACCCGAACCAGCTAGTGCTTGAAGCCATGCGCCTAAAAGAAAACCAGATGGTTATGATCGGCGCTCGCATCATTACAGACCGCACGGCAAACGAGACAGCCGAGGGCGCTCGCATCCGGTTCGCATCAGAGAACTCGGTGCTTGGCGATATCGTGGGCAACCTATCCGAGGCTATACTGCAGTGCGTCAAATGGGTTGGCATGTTTATGGGCGTCGATGCCGAGGATGCTATTTTCAAGATCAATGACGAGTTTTACGATAAGTCAGTAGACCCGCAGATGATTATGAGCATGATTCAGTTGCTTGACCGCCAGATTATTGCTGAGGCCGATATCTTTGGCCGCCTTAAAGCGGCTGGCGTGGTTGAGCCCGAGCGCACGCTGGAAGATGTTAAGGAGGAAAGCGGGACAGCTAACCCGCTCGTGTGATGGTCAAGAAAGTCACAACCAAATCAGGCGCTCAGATACCCGCTAAATACGTTGCTGGCCTAACCGGCGAGCAGCGCAGGAAGCGGCTGGCGCAGCTAGAGAAGATGCAAAAGGAAGGCAAGCTGATCGGCCCGTTGGCTGGTGACAAGACGCCAAGCGGCAAGAAGCGCAAGACGCCTGAATCACCAGCGACAAAAGCATACAGGAGGCGTTTCGGTGGCAGTAAGTGATCGTGCAAAGAAAGCGCTGCAAAAGAAAGCCAAGGAAGCTGACGCGCCATACGGTGCGCTAAAACAGATATACGAAAAGGGCATGGGCGCCGCTGTTACTTCGGGGCGCCGTCCTGGCGTCTCGCCCCAGCAATGGGCGATGGCTCGCGTGAACTCCGTGCTGACCGGCGGCAAGGCGAGATCGGTTGATGCAAAGCAATGGGAAGCGATCAAAAAGCATCGTTCAAAGGGCAAGAAGTAATGGCTAAAGACCCGCGCATTGATAAGTACAACCTAGAGGGCTTTAACAAGCCCAAGCGCACGCCTAAGCACCCGGAGAAGTCGCACGTCGTGCTGGCTAAAGAAGGCGACGAGGTAAAGCTAATCAGGTTCGGCCAGCAGGGCGTCAAAGGGTCTCCGCCGAAAGCCAATGAAAGCGACGCCGCCAAAGCGCGCCGCAAGTCGTTCAAGGCTCGGCATGCCAAGAATATCGCTCGCGGCAAAATGTCGGGTGCTTACTGGGCCAACAAGGTGAAGTGGTAATGTCGTCGAACGACGCCCTTATCGATTCAGCGACTAGGCATCAGGTTTTCATTCAGCGTTATAGCGCCGGACAGGAAGCCAAAGCCCAGAACACTATCGACGGGTTGATTGATGAGATAAACCGGATGCTAGCCGAGGATATATCGCAGCTATCAAAGCCAAGATATGACGCCCTAATACTCCAGATTAAGCAATTATCCGAAGAACGTCTTGCTGAGTTGTTCGATGAGCTAGACCAAGAAGCGCTGGACTTTATCGAGTATGAGGCGGGGTTCACGCAGCGCATGTTACAAACCAACGTAGATGCGGAAGTGCAGACGCCTGATGTATCGAACATTCAAGCCAGTGTTTTGGCTTCAGTTATGATGGTCGGGCCTCGTGTTGGATATTCTATTCGTGAGGCAATGTCGAGATTCGGTAACCGCAAGTCAGAGCAGATTGTACAAGCCATCCGGGATGGGGTTACGGAAGGCCGTACTACGCCGGAGATTCAGCGTTCCGTTCGTGGCCTAAAGAACTTGCAAAAGAACCAAAGCGCATCGCTTGTGCGAACAATCGTGAACCACACTTCGATACAAGCCAGGAATGTCACCATAAACGAAAATGCCAATCTGTTTAATGGTTATGAATGGGTTGCGACGCTGGACGCTCGCACGAGCTTTATTTGCATGAGTCGAGACGGGATTGTTTATCCCCTGGGCAACGACCCAGAACTCAATCCGAAACCACCGGCGCATTTTTCCTGCCGCTCAACTATCATCCCGGTGGTTAAGCCGGAGTTTAACCTTGCATCTAAGGTTAAGAGCAAACGCCCAGCCAAGGGTGCTGAAGGCACAACGCAGGTAAATGCAAAGACAACCTACGAGCAGTGGCTACGCAGACAGCCCGCATCCTTTCAGGATAGCGTTTTGGGTGCAAGCCGTGGCAAACTGTTTCGGCAAGGTGATTTGAGCATTGGCAGGTTTGTCGATGGGCAGGGTGCAACCCTAACCTTGGACGAGCTACGTCAATCAGAGCCGCTTATGTTTGAGCGGTTGAATTTGTAAACAGGCTGAGCCTGAACCATAAAACTTGAGGTTGATATGGACTTTTTGAAAGATATGGGCAATTCAAAGAGCTATATGAAGCCCAAAAACAAGAAACGACGCAGCTAAGGCAGACTATCGAACAGATGAATGCCAGCGTCAAAGAGCAAAAGCTACAAAGCCAAGCGTCGAAGATCGCTGCTCAGATGACGAAAGATACTGCGCGTGCCAAGCTATTAGAGAAAGAAATCGCTAACCGGCTAACGGTTGTCGATGATGAAATTAAGGTGCTGGATGAGTCGGGTCAGCTAACAGTTAGCACGATCGAAGATTTGTCAGGTACAATCAAGCAAAGTTATCCGTTCCTCGTGGACGGGTCACAAGCACAAGGCGGCGGGGCTGCACGTTCACAAGGCGGGGCTGATGTGAGCGCAAAAGAGATGAACCGCTCGGATTGGGAAGCGCTTGACCATAGGGAAAAGCATGAGTTTTTCAATAAGGGTGGTAAATTGGTCAATGATTAAATGCAATACAGGAGTAGCTAATAATGGCTAACGTACTGACCGATCTTGCCGCTGATATTTACAAAGCGGCTGACGTAGTGGGGCGTGAACTCGTCGGGTTCATTCCTTCCTCAACCATGAACTCGGACGTTTCCGTTCGGGCCGCCAAGGGTGACGTGGTTCGTGCCTCGTTCACTCGCGAAGCCGCCGCAGTTGATGTTAACGAGTCGATGACCGTGCCTGAGGGTACTGATCAGACCGTTGACAACAAGGTGCTTACTCTCGACAACAGCCGTGCGGTTCAGATTCCGTACACTGGCGAGGATATCCGCAGCTTGAACAACGGCATCGGCTTTGAAACCGTTTACGGTGATCAGATCAAGCAAGCCATGCGCACGCTTGTGAACGAGATGGAAGAAGACCTTGCCGAGGAAGCGTACACCAACGCATCCCGCGCTTTCGGTACTGCTGGAACGACGCCGTTCGGTAGTGACTTCTCGGAGATTGCCGAGATTCGCCAGATTCTGGTGGACAATGGCATGCCGCCTAACGACGGTCAGGCTTCCTTGGTGATGAACACCTTGGCTGGCACTAACCTTCGCCAGCTCGCTGAGCTTCAGCGTGCGAACGAGGCTGGTGGCACCGACCTGCTGCGTCAGGGTACGTTGCTCGACCTTCAGGGCTTGATGATTAAAGAGTCAGCTCAGGTTCAGCAGCACACCAAAGGCACAGGCTCAAGCTACCTGACCAACGGAACGGTTGCTATCGACGACACCAGCATCGCCGCTGACGGCGGCTCTGGCACGATCTTGGCTGGTGACGTGGTGACTTTCGCCGCTGACAGCACCAACAAGTATGTCGTGGGCAATGCTTTTAGTGGCGGCTCGTTCGCCCTCAATGCTCCTGGCGCTCGTGTGGCACTGCCAGACAACAACGCCATCAGCATCGGCAATAGCTACGCAGCTAACGTAGCCTTCCACCGCGCCGCGCTGGAAATCGCTATGCGAGCACCGGCTGTCCCAGAGGGCGGCGATACGGCTGATGACGCCATGACCGTGGTTGACCCGTTCTCGGGCCTAACCTTCGAGGTTCGGGTGTACAAAGGCTATCGCAAGACGATGATCGAAGTTGCATCAACCTGGGGTGTGAAGGCTTGGAAGCCTGAGTACATCTCGCTGCTTCTCGGTTAATCAAACGGCAGGGGGAGCCTTAGCGCTCCCCCAGTCCTTTCAAGGGTTAAGCCATGACGCTAATCATCGAAGATGGCACCGTTGTAGCAGGTGCAAACTCATACATAACCGTTGCTGAATACAAGGCTTGGGCCAGTGATCGCGGTATTGCGGTAGGCACCGACGATGAGATTGAGCAAGGTATTTATCGTGCGATGGACTGGTTTGAACGCCAGTTTTTCATCGGCAACAAGGCTAACGAAAACCAACCGTTGCAATGGCCGCGCACAGAGGCATTGATCGACGGATACTACGAGGATGCCACCGAGATTCCAAAAGAAGTGCCTAACGCGCTGTATGAAGCGACCAAGGTAGAACTCGACGGCAACTCTGAACTGAACAACCAAGAGCGCAAGACCGTGCGAGAGCAGGTTGGCGACATATCCATTACCTACGCAGACAACAGCAATAATCGAGTCACTACGCCAGCGCTGCGATTCGCCATGAACCGTATTGCTCGACCAGCCGGGATGGTCAGCCGGGTATGAGCTTTAACTATGCAACCTTGGCCAGCTCAGCAAGCCGTTTGATTGAGCGGTTTGGCGTACTGCTGACGTTTACCAATGAGACGGCTGGCGCGTATGACCCGGCGACGGGGCAAGCCGCCAAGACAACCACGAGCTACCAGAAGTATGGGTGCGTTTTTGAATACAGCGACAGCGAGCGGGCTGAGGAAACCATACAAGAAGGCGACCGGCGGGTGCTTGCTCAACCGCATGATTACGCAGTTGGTGACATTGTGGCTATTAGCGGTGAGAATTACCGCATAGTAACCGTGTCGCAAATCCAGCCGGGTGACACAAACATGGCAGTCAACTTGCAGGTGAGAAAATGAGCCTTGAGTCGGACATTTTGGAAGCCAAACTATCATTGGAAAACTGGGCGCTGGAGACCGTTCAAGGCACTCTATTCCAAATCAGCAACAACATTGTCAAAGAATCGCCTGTTGATACGGGGCGCTTTCGCAATAACTGGTTAGCAAGCAAGAATCGGCCACGCAAAGGAACCCTGAGCCAGAAAGACAAAAGCGGAAACCGGGCGGTCGCTAGGGCTGGCAGAATCGTTGAGTCATTGGAAGCGGGAGATACGTTTTACTTGGCTAACAATCTGCCTTATGCACGGCCATTAGAATTTGGTTCTTCCGACCAAGCGCCCAGCGGGATGCTTCGGGTCAATGTTGAGCGGGTTCGCGCCGCCCTAGCGAGATCGTAATGGCTACGTTTTTTAACGATATTCAGGCTGCGCTAGATACTCACCTGCAATCAATCCCTGGGGGTTACACGATTGCATGGCCAAACATCGCGTTTGAGCCTAACGGCGCAGGGACTTATCTGCGAGCCAACTTCTTGCCAGCAGATACAACGCAAGCGGGCATGGGCGCTTCCGGCTTGGATGACACGACAGGCATTTATCAAGTCGATGCTGTTTATCCTGCGGAATCGGGCCGAACTGATTTGACGGATGATATCGCAAATCATTTCAAACGTGGAACGGTTTTGACTTACAATAACGTAAACGTGCGGGTGCGGTCAGTTTCGATTGCGCCAGCAATTAGAGATGGTGCGTTTTATTTCGTGCCGGTTTCTATCTCTTGGCAAACATATACTGAGGCGAGGTAAAGACAATGACAATCGCAAACGGCGCGCAACACGCACTATATTACGTTGCAGAAACATCCTACGGAGTGGTTCCGACTGCGCCATCATGGAGTCCTGTTCCGCACACCGGCACGACGCTCAACATGAGCAAAGACGGTATCGAGTCGGAAAAGCTGCGCGGTGATCGGCAGGTAGAGGATTTCCGTCATGGCAACAAGACCATCGGCGGCGACATTTCCTGCGAGCTTGAGTATGAGGCATTCGACGACTTGCTTGAGGCCGTCATGTGCGGCACTTGGGACACCGACACGCTGAAGTCAGGCCCAACCCGCCGTTCATTCACGATCGAGCGCGAGTTCGCCGATTTAAGCACGCCTGAGTATCATCGCTATACCGGGTGCGAGTTCAATTCGATGGCAGTTTCGGTAGCGCCAAACCAAATGGCGACTGCGACGTTTACTATTGTGGGCAAAGACCTAGACCTAGCGACAAGCGAGGTTGCCAGCTCAACTTACGCGGCTGATTCTGGTAACACGCCATTCGACTCGTTTACAGGCTCGATCACCGAGGGCGGCAGCAGCATCGCGACTGTAACGGCCATTGAGTTCACTATTGAGAACGGCATCGAGCCGCTGTTCAGCGTTGGTTCAGACACGACTAACCGCCCATCAATCGGCAAGTCACGAGTGACCGGTTCGCTGACGACTTACTTCGACAGCAAAGCGCTGTACGAGAAGTTCATCAATGAAACCGAATCCGAGATCGTGCTGACGTTGACTGACTTGGACGGCAACGACTATCAGTTCGACATTCCGCGAGTGAAGTACAACTCCGGCCAGCCTGACGTATCAGGTGAGGGCGCGGTGACGATTTCGATGGACTTTGTGGCGCTTTACAACGACACCGATGAGTCGCAGTTGGTCATTAGTCGCACCGACGCTGTTTAATTAGCACACAGGGGGATTTATGGAACTAGATAAACTATCAACTGCGCCTATCCATGAGGAGGGCGCAGATTGCCAAATCAAGGTGGATGGCAAGCCTTCTGACGTGTATATCACGATTAAAGGCCAGGATTCGCAATCTTACCGCAAGGCAAAAAAACGCCAGATGCGGCAGTTTATCGAAGCTCGCAAGAAAGACATCGAGATAGAAGAACTAGATACGGACAAGATGGATTGCGAACTGATGGCCGACTGCACCGTTGGCTGGCGCGGTATTACGGCAAAAGGCAAAGAGTTTGCCTTCAGCCGTGAGAATGCCATCAAGCTATACACTGATGCGCCAGATATTGTCGCGCAGTTATTGCACTTCATTGAAGAACGCGGAAATTTTACCAACGGCTGATTGATGAGTTTGTCTCGTTTGGTCGCTGGTGTTTTTATATCAACGACCACCCGGAAGGCTCAAAGATCAGCCGATTAGACACGTTGCGGCAGGTTGAGAAGTCTCGCGGAGAAACGCCAGCCGAGCTAAAGAATGCGCCAACTCTGTCTGGCGACCATAATGATGCTTGGGAAGCGTTCACAAATCTTAGAGAGTATACTTATACTGAGATTGAGGCTTATATGCGAGTGACTGGCGCCCAGCTAGACCCTTGGGAAGTTGAAGCCATCACCCAGCTTGCGAAATATAAGGACGCGAAACCGATATGGCCACTGAATACGCAACGCTAGTTTTTCGCGCTGATACATCCGGTCTTGAGACTGCCGAAAGCTCGCTCAGTGCGGTTGCTCGCACAAGCGGCAGAACCCAACAGTCTGTCAATAACGTATCCACATCTGCTGCGGCTGCCGGTAAGAGCTTTCGCGGCATGGGCCGCAATGCTGCACAGGCTGGTCTAAATATCCAAAAGATCATCGGGCCAGCCGATCAAGGCGCTGGTTCGCTGATGCAATTCAGCAACCGTGCCTCTGGCGCAGGTGCCGCAGCTAACAAAGCTGGCGTTAATCTTGGAGGCATGGGACGCAGAGCCGGTCAGGCTGGTATTCAGATTCAGCAACTCGTTGGCCAGGTATCGATGGGTACAAGCCCGATGCAAGCCTTGTCGATGCAAGCAACTGACTTAGGCTTTGTGTTGGGCTTCCCGTTGGCTGGCGCGGTTGCAGGTATTACAGCTGCATTTGCTGGGCCTTTGATTGCAGCTTTGGTCGGCACTGGCGATGAAATGGACGAGCTCACGTCCGACATCGACGGAATGATTAACAAGTTAGACGAGTTCTCTGAGGCGCAACGTGCTGCGGCGGCGCTCGCAGTGGCAGAGGACTTACGCAAACAACGCAAAGAATACGAGCAAACCGAAGCGAGGCTGGAAGCGCTAAAAGATCGGTTAGAGGAAGCCTCCGATAACACCCGCTCGCTGTTCAACAACATGCGCCCGGAAGAAATGCAGGAGTTGCGTGACGAGATTACGACGACTAACGGCGCGCTAGATACGCAGGGCCAAGCGGTAAGCGATCTAGAAGAACAGTATCGTATACTGACTGGCGAGCAGGAAGCATCATCTGAAAGCCAAAAGACTGCCGCTGAGGATGCTGAGCGGCTGGTAGATAGGCTAAAAGAACAGGCAGACACGCTTGGTCTGAATCGCGAGCAAACCATTCTGTACAAAGCCGCTCAGATGGATTTAACCGATGAGCAGATGCGTGCTATTGAAGTAAACGCTCGCCGTATCCAACAGTATTATGATGAGCAAGAAGCCCGCAAGGAAGCTGAGCAACAACAACGCATCGCAGACCGTGAAGCCAAGCGGGCTGAAGTGGAACGCGAGCGGGAGGCCGAGGCAGCAATCAAAGAGCTGCGCCAGCAAGGTTTGATCGACCGAGAAGAAAACGAGTTACAAAGTATACAGCGGCGCCGCGCTGAACTAGAAAAGTTCCGTCAGCAGGAACTTATATCGGAAAGGCAATACCAAGAGGCCAGCAAAAACCTAGAGCGCGAAACGCAGGATGCGAAAATTGCGATTGTTGGCGACACGCTAAATGCCCTGGGCGCGATCAACGAGGACGCATTTAGGATTGCTAAAGCATTCAACATTGCAAATGCAGTTATGAATACTTACATGGGCGCGACGAAAGCGCTGGCGACTTACCCGCCGCCGTTTAACTTTATCGCTGCTGCTGGTGTTGTAGCCAACGGTTTGGCGCAGGTGTCGCAGATCAGATCGCAGACTTATTCAGGCCGTGCGCTTGGTGGTCAGGTTCGCGCTGGCGAATCTTATGTAGTCGGTGAGCGAGGGCCAGAAGTGTTGACAATGGGCGGCTCGGGTTCTATCACGCCGAATGAGGCAATCAGGAACGCGCCAGCAACCAAAACTACAAACCAAACAACTAACGTTACGTTCCAAGTATCCACGGTCGATGCCCGTGGCTTTGATCAATTACTACAATCACGCAGAGGCCAGATCATTAGCATGATTAACTCCGCGTCAAACGACCGAGGGAGGCGTGCAGTGGTATGAGTGGCACCTACC